AACGCAAAAGAAGGTGGCACAGTTTGGAAACACGAAACATATAAACCGCCAAAAGACGGTTTTAATTATATAAATAAAGCAAAGGACGAGATCGAAGCCGAAAAAGGCGGTGCAGGAAGTGGAAACTTTGGACATACCGGCCGGCCTGGGGAATTAGGTGGATCGCAGGGAAGCGGATCTCCGGCCAGTGAGCAGACAGCAGACAATAAAATACCGATCGCGGTTGACGGAAAAGCAGAAGTGTCGAAGCCGGTATTTGATAGGCTATGGGATAAATACCACGCGAAGGATTATTTTGGTTTACAGAATAATCCGGAGCGTGAAGCAATGGGAATTAAGTATACTCCCGAATATTTGCAGGGAATGAAAGATAAAACATACGCTTTTATGCGGACGCGAATGACTGAAATGTCAGAGGGAAAATTGCCACCGCAGAGAGAAAAATTATCCTGGGAATTATATCGTGATTTACAAAGAGGGATAAATAAAGGCGGTAGCGGAAGCGGTAATTTTGGTCACGCCGGCAGGCCTGGCGAGAGGGGTGGATCGTCCGGAGAGGGTGACGCCGGAGCAGGAGCAAAGCCGGAAGCCGGAGCAGAAGCGAAGCCGGCCGAAGGATCGAAGCCTGCGACTGGAAGTGAGGCAGATATTCAGAGCCAGTTGAAAGACGCGGTCGCGAAAGATCTCGGCAAAGACGTCGCCGATACGTTTGATCCGAACGGTGGAGCGTTTGGCACAGGATCATTCGAGGACGGCAAAGCGACATATAACGTAATAGATAGCGAAGACGAAGCAATAAAACTGGCAGAGGACCAGGTCCGCGAGGATCTACGAGACGATCCGAGTAATTTTAATCAAGACTGGTTGCAGGGCCATATTGACACTGAACACCTGGCCGACGAATTGAGATCAGACGTTGAGGATCAGAATAGATCCTACTTTGAGGATATAAAAGACGAGTCCGGAGACAAATATCAGAACCGGCAGATCGACGAGTTAGTCGAAGGTGGACACCTGGACGAAGCAGACGTGCAGGACGCAGAAGGAAATTTACTTGAAGACGATAAATTAGACGAAGATAAAATCAGCGAAGCGGTTGATAAAGCCGTTGAAGCAAAAACAGAAGAACAATTATCTGATCCTGTCGGATACCTGGAAGAAATATATGGCAAGGACGACGCATTAAAGGAAGCGATCCGGATAGGTGGAATTGACGAAGACAAAGCAGTCGAAGACGCAGTCTCTACCGACGGTTGGGCGCATTTCTTATCACGTTATGACGGAAATTATGAGACATTATCAAATGGAGCAGTGTATTATATCGAAGACACAAAAAGAATGAAGCGAAATAAAATTAGTCCGGTCCTGGTGCGCGGAAAGTCTCGCAATATAATGAAGGCCGGCGGTGCATTTAAGCGTAAGCCTTGCAAGAGAGGCGTTCAGAAAGAAGTCACAGAGGGAGAGAAGGGCCTTACGATCGTAAAATTTGACGATAGCAAGCGCCTGGTCTACGGAGTTTTCTTATATCCGAATGAACCCGATCACGACGGAGACGTAATTTCGCCGGAAGATATTGAAACAGTCGCGCACGGATTTATGAAAAACTATCGCGAGATAGACGAAATGCACGACAAGGTTATTGACGCAGATATAGTTGAGTCCGCGATCGCCTGGAAAGACGGACTTGATTTTTGTGGTAAGATTTTGAATAAGGGAGCGTGGTTTGGAGTGGTCCACGTTGCAGACGACAAAGTATGGGCCAAAGTGAAGTCCGGATTATATAAAGGATTTTCTGTCCGGATCTCCGGAACGCGTGAAGTGATCACAGAAGCGAAGGAGTAAAATATGCCGAAAGCAAAATATTATTTACACGCGACGAAAGTCGATCGGATCGCGATAGTGGACAGACCGGCAGTCCCTAACGCGCAGATTTTATTATTTAAGCGCAGGGGTGCGAATGATAATGTAATTTTGGAGAAAGAGTTGGAGCAGGACATTGTGAAAGTCGAAGGTGCAATTACAGAGACAACCGAAACGTTAAATAAGATCGGCCGAAAGATCTCGGCCAGGCGATTAGGGAAATTAAAAGACGCTCTTGGAGTGTTGGCCGACGTGATTAAGGAAGCCGAATTTAATAGGGATAAAAGGATCAATAATGAAAAGGGGGAAAGTATGACAATTGAAGAATTGGCAAAAATGTTTGACGAATTGAAGGCTACTCTTGCAGATCTTGGCAAGCGTATCCTGGCCATTGAAGGCAAAGCGCCGGCGAAGGAAGACGAAGCCATTGTTGTTGCCAGGGCCGAAGAAATGAAGGCGTTGAAAGCAGACGTCGAAGCATTGAAGCACGCAACCTCGTCTGTATCGGAAGCAATTAAGCCGATCCAGGACGGTTTCGCGCCGATCAATGAGAAGATCGCAAAGTTTGAAAAGGACATTGTGGATTTATCGGCCGTAAGTGAGAGAGTAACAAAGATCGAGAAGGCAGTCGAAGGATTTAATAAGAGCGTGGAAACGATCGGAAAGAAATTTGGAGTGAAGACGTCTATCGACCTTGAAGGCGCAGAAAAGAACGAAAGCGGAGATATATTCTCGGACGCAGTTAGAGGAAAGACAGTTAAGAAGTAAGAAGCACTGGCGGTAAACAGAGAAGGAAAAGGGTAACTCCGATAACCTTCCTATTAGGAAAAAAACAGCAATTAAAATATCCCATAAGGGAAGGAGTTAATTATGACAATTGATCAGATTTTAGAAAAAGCGTTTACGAGCGCGTCCCTGGCGTCCGGCGGTCTTCTTAATCCGGAGCAGAGCGCGAAATTCGTGCAAGGCGTGTTTGAAACGTCCGTAATTGGCGTGGAGTGCAGGCGCGAGCCTATGAAAGCAAGCAAAAAGCAGATCGACAAGATCACTTTTGCCGGTAATGTAATGCAGAAGCCGTCAGCAGTTGGGACACCTCATACTGCTACGACTGATCCGACTGCAAGTAAAGTTATGCTTGACGCAAAAGAAATTCTTGTGGCCTGCGATCTCGGTTACGACGCACTTGAAGACAATATCGAGGGTAATCAGTTGTTTGATACCATTCTCGCTATGACGTCAAAGAGAGTGGCCTTTGAGTTGGACCAGTTGATAATTCACGGTGACGCAAATGGCGCTACCGGAACATTCCTGGATATTCTTGACGGTTTGATCAAGCAGATCGTCACAAATTCATTGCCTCTTACCGGCGCGTCGGGTATCACAGACGCGAACCTGGCCCTGGCGTTGAAAAAACTGCCTGGTCAATATTTACAGAACGAAGCGGACTGGCGTTTTTACGTTTCTCATATCGGCCGTTTGGATTATGTTAATACCCTGGCCGGTAAGAATGTAAACGACGCATTTACTCGTTACCTGGTGGAAGCAAAAGAGCCTGCATATAATGGTATACCGGTGCGTAAGGTCGGAGCGTTCAAGACTTACGACACGACCGGCGGTGGAGTGAATGGATCGGACGCGCTTTTAATCAACCCGAAGAATATCGTGCTTGGTATTCACCGCGATATTATGTTTGAGTTTGAGAGAAAGCCGAGAGCAAGAGTTATTGAGGTTACAATGACAATGAAAGCCGACGTGAAACTCGAAGAAGAAACAGCGTGCGTAAAGATCACCGGAGCGAAGTATCTATAAATTTAAGTTAATCGGACCTGGATCGGAGATCTAAAAGTCTCCGGTCCAGTATCGAGTAAGTGACGGAAAGTTTTAGGGAAGTAAGAAGTCCTGGAATGTAAACAGTCAATGAAAATAATAATGTCCTCGTCTAATGGTCGAAATGGTTGCAACAAGAAAGTGCGACTGGGACGATCAGAGGACACAAAAGGGGGTTTAATATGAAGTCTAACGAAATGCTGTCAGTGAAAGGTTTTATGCGCGTTCAGATCACCGATCGCGCCGGCAAAATCGTTGGCGACTCCGGTTGGAAGAAAAACACCGTGACGAACCTCGGTTTTGAGCAGTATATTGTCGGAGCAGTCGGCAATATCGGTGGTTACAAGCAGGTATCTCATATGGCGATCGGGACAGGTGGCGCACCTATTGCTACCGATACCGCATTGTCCGGTGAGACAGGAGCAAGAGTCACGACAAGCAACAGCGTTATTTCCTCGAAGACTCTGCAATGCACCGCGCAGTTTAGCGGAACAGCAATGGGATCTACTTGCACCATTCAGAACGTTGCGCTCGCGAATACGTCTTCCGGTGGCACAATTCTCGCCGGCACGACCTATTCTACCTCGCAATGGGCCTCAAATCAGAACGTTAATGCGACTTATCAGTTGAGATTTAGTTAATACTTTCTCGACGGAGAATTAGCATTTAGTTTTGGTTTGCAATGGGCAAGACGAGCAATAAATAGAGAGCGGAGTCGGGTAATTCCTTCTCCGCTCTTTTTTTGAAAACTCATTGATGTTTTGTGTTGACAGTCGTTGTGGTTTTGTTATACTGATCCTGGGTATATGATAAGGCTATCACAGAAACAAAATGAAATTACTTATGCTTATGTCGCAAGAAAATCCATATTTTCGAGAGCCTAAATATTTATTATTATGGCGACCGGACTGGTTAAGGAAACATTATCTCGAATTAGGCCTGGCTATGTCTCAAATT